AAGCGGCCAACGGTGTTGTGGCCGACCTCTACGGCGTCAGCGCCTCGGCCTAAGTGACCTGATCTCGGGGGCGGCTTCGGTCGCCCCCTTTCCCTTCCATAAGGACATCCACAAATGGATATTATGCAGCCGATCAGCGTCACGGGTTCGACGCTTACCATCACCAAGCGCAACCACGCTGGTGCCGCCATTGTCGCCAACCGTGCCGCTGGCATCGCTTTCACGCTCCCGGCCTCCGATGGCTCGGGCGCGGAATATGAAATCGTTGTGGGCACTACGGTGACCTCCAACACGACCACGGTGAAAGTGGCGAATGCCACCGACATCATGTCGGGTGTGGCGATCAACGCGGCAGATGGCGGCGCGACCGCCGTGGCCTTTGAAACCGGCGCGTCGGACGACACCATCACCATGGATGGCTCGACGACCGGCGGCATCAAGGGCGACCGCATCCGCCTCAAGGACATCGCCTCGGGCATCTGGCACGTTCAGGTCATCGGTTCGGCCACGGGCACAGAGGCCACGCCTTTCTCTGCAACCGTCAGCTAAGCATTTCTAGCACACTGAACATCAAAGGGGCGGGCTTCGGGCTTGCCCCTTTTTCATTCCCCCAATTGAAAGGTCGGACCTGTGTCAAACGACGCCCCCGCCAAGACTGCCTCTGCCGCAACGCAGAAGCCCATCGCCATGCAGCTTAAGAAAAACTACGTGCCGCGCCAGCTTGTCCGCATCGTTGGACACAATCGGCCGGAAATCCGCGCCAAGGATGCCGGTGGCCGCGAACAGATCATCCAGACTGCCGAGTTTATCCCTGACCTGATGAGCCCACCCGCCTATCCCGGCGTTGGCATGGTTGGGAAAATATGGGCTGGAACCGTTATTGAGGTGCCCGAGGCCGAGGCCAAAGACATGCGCTCTAAAGGCATTGCCGAAGTCTACCTCTAAGCCCTTCGCCAGCGGGCGCGATGCCTCCGGGATGTCGCGCCGCTCCCCTTCAGCGATCTCCGTGATGGAAGAACGCCCCCATGAACACCCGCCTCACCGAGGCCGAGGTGCAGAACTGCTCTTGGGAATTGGTTGAGACCACTCCCGACTTCCGCCGCTATGTCGGCAGGGGCACGCACCCGGTCACTGGCACCCCGATTATGGTGCAGAAAACTGAATATATCGCGGAAAGTGCGCTGCTGCATAAAGCGGCCGCCGAACGCGCCGACAGCATGAATCGCCGCTGGTCCTACGGCTCGGGCAGCGAAAAGGGCGGAAACGTCCCCATGGTCAAAGTCGGCTCCATTCCGCTCAACAAGTTCTACGCCGAAGTCGCGCCTCGCCTCCAACACGGGGACAAGGACTTCATGCGCTGGTTCTGGAATCACGAAGACAACGCGGCATTTAGAAGCCGGGAAGGCAAGGTCTGATGCCGTCACTTGCGAGCTATGCCGACCTGCAAACCGCAATCAATGACTACACAGAGCGGGCCTATTCCACCGCCCGCCGCGATATTTTCATTGGCAATGCCGAGGCCAAGTTTAACCGCCGCCTAGCCTCATCGTGGCGCGGCATGGACACAACCACGCTAACCACTGACGCCAATGGTGAAGCAACGCTGCCCTCGGGGTTCATTGGGCTGCGCTCTGTGGTGCAAGACCTTGTTGGGTCAACCCCGCTGACCCAAGTGTCATGGGATGCGCTGCTTGCCTCAAACCCCTGGGGACTGAGCGACAGCGCCCGCCTGTTTGCGATCAGGGGCACAAGCTTCAAGGTTTCCCCGCTCACCACAGATGACTTCATTCTAGTGTTCGACAGCAAGCTTACGCCGCTGTCCGCCGCCGCCACCAGCAATTGGCTGCTGACGCTTGCCCCTGACATTTACCTCAACGCCTGCCTTGCCGAGGAAGCGATCTTTGCCCGCGACTTTGGGCTGGCACAGGGCATGTGGCAGCAGGCCCTAGCCGATCTCGACGCCGTGATGGCGCAGGACCAGGTGGCGCAGTTCGGCAATGTTGAAATGCGTCCTGCGATGGTGATGCCGTAATGCAATTGCCCTTTGGACCGTTTCGCCCTGATGTCGGTGGCCCCAATTCTGGCTTTGCTACGCTGGCGCAGAATGTCTTGCCACAGACTGCCCCGTCTGGGCTCGGCTATGGGCCTATGCCGGCACTGGTTACGGCTTCCGGGGCCGTAGCGCTCTCTGCTGCGCCGCGTGGTGTCATTGCTGCAATCAAGAATGACGGCTCCTATGCCATCATTGCCGCGACAGCCACGACCATCCAGTTGATGGCGTCCGACTATACCTGGTCAAGCCTTGAGACGGGCCGCACTGTGACCACTGGCGATGATGTCGCCTTCGCGCAGTTCGGCAAATATGTCCTCAATTCCGATACCACTTCCGGGCTCAAAGCCTATGATGTGGATGCCGGTGGTGCCAACTCGGCGGTATCCGGTGGCCCTGCGGCCAAGGCACTATTCGTCTGCAACAACGTGGTGTTTGGCCTTGGCGTCTCGGGCTCGCCCCGGCGCTTTCAGTCTTCAGCCATTGGTGACCACACCAATTGGACGACACAGGGCGCAGACGGCAAAACCTTTGAAGACGGCGGCGAACTGGTCGGTGGGCGCGACATCAAGAACGGCGCGGGCGTGATGTTCCAGAAAGACGCCATGCGGCTCGTGCAATTCGGCACAGGCGGATCGGCGCTCTACTCAATCCAGAAGGTGGCCGATGGCCGTGGCGCGGTGTCTGACCGATCCATCGTGGCTTTTGACGGCATGGTGTTCTACCTCGCCACCGATGGCTTCTATAAGTTCACTCTGCAAGGCGGCAACGAACCGATTGGGGCCGAGCGCGTCAACCGCTGGCTTGCCACGCAGATCACCCCCGATAACTATGAAAACGTCATGGGCGCGGTTGATCCCTACAACAAGGTCGTGTGGTGGCGGTTGTCGTCAACGCTGCTGCTTGGGTACGATTGGCAACTCAATGAGTTCTTCACCGCCGCCGTTACCACCTCAACGCTGACCCGCATTGCCACCCCCGGCGTATCAATCGATACCCTAACCTCCACGATTGACAGCGTGTCAGAAACCATCGACTCGCGCCTGTGGGCCGGTGGCGCTTTGCTGTTCGGGGCCTTGGATGGCTCGTACAAGTTCGCCACCTTCTCGGGCAGCAGTCTTGAAGCCACGCTGATCTCGTCCACCGTTGCCATGCCGCAATGGGGCTGGGTCAACTGGGCAACCCCAAATTGCGATGCCGTTGCCTCAACGCTGAGCCTCGGCGTTGCTGACAATCGCGCCGCAACCCTCACATGGAAAGACCCGGTGACGGTGACCGACTCGGGCCGAGTGCCGTTGCGGGGCAGGGGCCGCTTGTTCGCGCTCAAGCAGATTGTTCCCGCATCCAGCATCTGGACCTATGCCAATGGGCTTGAGGATGTCGAACTGGTGAACGGGGGCGTGCGATGAGCGTGTTTCAGTTTCGCGGTTTTGGAGCGCTTCCCATTGCCGTGCGCGTCACCGGCAACACGGTCACCACCGTTGTTGATGCCAGCAATCAGTCAATCACTGTGCCGTGGTTCCAGGTCAATGAACACGCCGGGTCCACGCCCAATCTGACGGTTGATCTCTATGACGGCACCAATGCCGTCTATGTCGGTGACGATGGCGGTACCACTTGGAATGCCAAGGCTGTCACGGCCAATAAGGCGCTGCTGTTCACCCAGGGGATCGTGGTGCCCAAGGGCTCAAAACTGCGCGTCACTTCATCCGATGCCGCTGGCAAGTTCCATGTCGTCGGCCTGCAAGTCCTCAACATAGGGTAACCCCATGCGTTTCACTCCAGGCTACCAGCCCCGCAATTTTGGTGCCGCTGCCCCCATGTTGCAACCTAAAGCTCCGCCCATGCCCCCTATGGCGCAGGGCCAGCCAGACTTTTCAGCGTTCTTTCAGCAGATGGGATTGAACCCTGCCGGGTTGTTTCCCTTTGCTCCCACGCAGCAGCCGCCAATGGCCCCCGATCAGATCAACCCGATTCAGCAGTTTGGGGGTCGCCCTCAGGTAATGCCGCTACCGGAACCTCCGATCCAGAATGTAATGGCAAAGCCCCCGCTTTGGGGCAATCGGCCGTCAAAAGCCCGCTAAGGCTCTATGGTTCGGCAAACCTTTGCCATTCGCGCTGCTGGCGGGCAAGTTAATCTAACGCTTGAAGTATACGAAGAAGACGGCTGCACAATATGCGGTATTTTCCAAGCGGAAGGCCGATTGCCGCTGCCGCCCAAGCAATGGCTTAAAACCATTCGGGCTGAAATCCAGACCCTTGAACGCATCGTGCGCGAAGCGGGGTGTGATGAACTTCGTCTTGGCGGTCGGGATTGGTCCCGCATCCTGCCCGACTACCAGCCGCTTGACGGCATCCCCAATGGACTAGTGAAAAGGCTCCGCTAATGGGTAGCTCCACCACCAAATCAACCAGCAGCACCGGGCCGACCAATCCGGCGCTCAACTCAACGCTTACCAAACTGTCCAACGGCATCGCCGCTGAATACAGCCCCGGCAAGTCGCTCTATGTCGCGCCGGGGACCAACACCACGCAGGGCTGGGCGGGTTCGCTTGCCGCTGCCAATAACCCGGCGTTCATGCAGGGTCTTAATGGCGCGATGTCGTCCTATGCCAACCGGGCCGCGGGCAATGAGTTGGGCATGAATGACCCCGGCTACGCTTCGCTCCGAGCCAAGCTTGGCAATGATGTGATGAAGCAGGTCAATTCATCGTTCAACAATTCCGGGCTGTTCGGCGCTGACAGCAACATGAACTCCGCCGCGAGTGGCCTCACAGACAGCCTTGGGGCGCTTGACTACAAGCAATATGGCGACAGCTTAAACCGCCAGACCGAAGCCGCAACGCTCTTGCCGCAACTGTTCTCGGGGATGCAGTTGCCGTCCTCCATCCAGCAGTCGATCGGCGCGTCCCAGGACGCGAGCAAAGCCGCCGAACTCGCTGGCCCGACCGATTACCTCGCCAAGCTCTCAGCCATCCTGTCGGGCACGGCAGGGGCATCTGGATCGACCACCACCACCAGCCAGCCCACTGCGCCACTCTGGCAGCAGATTTTGGGCGTGGCGCTGTCTGCAATGTAAGGGGACGACACCATGGGCCTTGCCTCATTTTTCCTTGGCGATCAGAACCCGTTCGCACAGTGGACCAACCAGCATAGCAATATGCTTGGGACGATCGGCACCGGGCTGATGCAGGGCCAGAACATCCAGCACGGCTTGCAGATTGCAGGTGGCGGCTTGCCACAGGCGAACCAGTTGGACTTGCAGCAGGCTGAAAAGCTGAAGGCTGACGCTCTGACTAAAAGCCAGATGAATGCCACAACGGCTTGGCTAAAACAGCAGTTCCCAGACATTGCAGTCATGGTGGAGCAGGGCGTTATAGGCCCGGGTGAAGCGTTCAAGATGGCTTACGAACAAAAGAACGCTGGTGCTGGCGAAGGTTTTACCCTTGCTGAAGGTCAGACGCGTTATGGGCCTGACGGGAAGCCAGTTGCCTCCTTGCCCAAGCCTATGACTAACAATGGCATATTTGAAGGCACAAGCCTTGATGCACAGGCCATGAATATTCTTGGAAACACCAACGCAGATAAAAACTCTGACGCATATAAATGGGCTGACTGGTATTTGATGCAGCCTAAGCAAAGTATGACTCAGACGGCGCAGGGTATGGTTCCAGTTATGATACAACCCACGCTGCCGCCCGGAATATCGTCGCCTTATCCTTCGGTCCCCGAAACTCAGCCTGCTGAAACCCCGCCGCAGTCTACTAGCGTGGGCGCTAGTTCAACGCCTGGGATCACCGTTGGTCAGCCAATCCCTGGGACAGCCCCCAAGCCGAACGAGCAGGAACAGCGCTTCGGGCGGCTTAGCACAGCTATCGTTGGCGACGTTCAAGTGCTTTTCGGAAATGACCAAGGGGGCAAGGGCCTCTTTGACGCTCTGTCTGATCCAGTGTCGCAGGTAGCAGCAACTAGCATTGGTGGTGTGCAACCTGGGTACGCTCTGAGTTCACCTGAATACCAGCAAGCCACGAGCGCCATTTCCAATATTGCCCAGACCTACCTTTATGCAATGTCAGGCGCTGCCGCCCCTGCAGCTGAAGTGGACAAGATTGTTCAAAGCATCACCCCTCGCCTCGGGGAAAGCGTCGAGTCGGTGAACCTGAAAAAGCAGCGCCTGCTTGATTACATCCGCGCCATCAATTCGCAGGCACAGGGTGGCATTCCTGCCCCCTCGCTTCCAAGCTTGACAGGCTCTGGCGGCTTCAAAATTATCGGGGTGGAATAATGCCGGTTTACACCATCGAAGCCCCCGACGGGCGCAAGATCAAGGTTGAAGCCGCCGATGAGGCTACTGCGCTCAAAGGCGCTATGGAGTGGGCTGCGAAAACCCCAAAACAGGAAGCCGCCACGTTCGCGAATACTGGCGCTCCTGCCCCGTCAAGAGACATTGGCCAGGATTTGATGGGTTCAATGGCGGCTGGCATGGCTGGTGCCGTCAACGGCATCCCCGTAGTTGGCCCGCTGGCTCAGTCTGCAACAGATTGGATAGGCGGCGGTGTTTCCGCCCTCATGGGCGGCGATGCCGGTCAGTATGTGAAACAGCAAGAAGATCGACGAGCCAAATTGGTAAGCCAGTATCCTATTTCTTACATTGGTAGCAGCCTTGTGTCTGGCATTGGATCCATGGGTGGTTTGGCTGCAAAAGTGCCCGCCGCCGCCGAAATGCTGGGGATGCCCTTTGCTGGGTCCAAAGGAATCCCGCTCGGCACCCAGATGGCAAACTCGGCGCTTTCCACCGAAGCCATCGGTATCATGGATGGCATGGCACGCGGCAATGCCCCGTTTGATGCAATGGTACAGACCGCGCCGTGGGCAGCGGGGGCGGGTCTGATCCCAGGAGCCGGGGCCACATTGGGGGCGGTTGGGCGTTCAGGCAAAAAGGTATTTTATAACCCGATCAAAGCATTTATGGCCCCAGAAAACGTCGCCCGCTCAACCGTGACGAATGCCATCAGCAAAGACCGCGCCCTTAGCAACGTGTTGCCACAAGAGGGGACGCGTATTGCCGATGAGGCGGGCATTCCGCTGTTCAACGCGGACCGCTTCGGGGAAAATACCCGCAGGCTGGCACGCACTGCTGCCAATGCCGATGGGGGTGCGGCCGACCTGCTGAAAAAGTCACTGGAGGACCGTTTTGTCGGGCAGACCTCGCGGGCAACGGATTTCGTGACCAAGTTAGTCGGCGGCAAGGTGGATGACCTAGGATTCCAAGATCAGCTTCGCCGCCTCGCGTCAGATAAAAACGACAAGGCTTACGAGCCGGTTTACAATAGCGCAGCAGCGCAGGGGCTTTGGGACAACACTCTTGCCCAGTTCATGCAATCTGATGCGTTCAAGGCGGCAGTCATGGGAGCCGAAAAAGCGGCCTCAAATCGCGCCGCTGTTGACGGCGTTCAGACTGTCCGCAACCCATTTGTCATGGACGAGACTGGCGCATTCCGCCTGCGGACCAACGCCGATGGATCAACAGCGTTGCCAAATCTCCGTTTCTGGAATCAGGTGAAGCGTAACCTCGACGGAATGATTGAACTCGCCAAGCCAACGGCTACTCAAAAAGGCGACCGCAATCTTTATGCGGACCTGACGGTGCTTAAGCAGAAATTCGTGAACACGCTGGATGCTGCGGTCTCCGGTTATAAGGAAGCCCGGTCTGGTGCCGCGCTCTTTTTCGGCACTGACAATGCGGTGGACGCTGGACGTATAGCGGCGCGAACCGCTGGCAAGGTGCCGGAATTTACCAAAGCCGTGGGGAAGATGAACGATTACGAGCGCGAGGGCGCTCAGATTGGCTACGCATCTGAACTTCTCTACACTATCCGCAAATCCGGCGACAACCGAAACGTGTTTTTGAACTCCCTGTTCAACACACCGGATGGCCGGGCTCGCAATGTGCTGTTTTTGGGCGAGGAAAACGCGGCAAAGCTGGAAGCCTATGCCCGCGTAGAGGGTATTGTTGACAAGCTGCGGGGAGCGGTGACTGGCAATTCCTCAACAGCTCAGCAATTGCAGGATCTTGGAATTGGCGCGGCTAGCGCGGGAAGCTATTTCTTAAGCGGTGGCATGGGAAATCCCAACGCTTGGATTGCTGCTGCCGCGCCTTTGGCACTGCGCTACATGGGCAAGAAGGGCAATGAGAAGGTGTTGCAGTCTGTGGCCAAAATGCTGGCGTCACAGGATCCGAAGGTTCTGGACAGGGTGATCCGCAACGCCGCGATTTCCGAGGCGCACATGGAAGCGCTGCGGGCGCTGGAAATGGCAATGTCGGCGGGAATTAAGGGTGCCGTTATCGGTGTGGCGACCAACCAGCCCTAGAAGGGCCAAATCTTTACGCCTGCCTTGCTCGCAGCCATCAGGCCCCAGATCGTCCCCATCGGAATGATAAAGGTCAGCCAAAACTTATATGTCCAAAAATTTGGCGGTGGGCCTTCAGGTTTCATCGCAGTCTCCTTTTCCCAACGCTACCCCCACCCATCATCAACGACAATGCGGGATTTCATCAATCCCGTTGATCCTGCACGCATGGAGTACGCATGAGCAAACAGACCGATTATGTGCAGCAGGTTTACAATTCGGCTCGCCAGATGGGTCTCAACGACACGGTGGCGCGGTTGGCAGCGGCACAGTCGGCTATTGAAACCGCTTATGGCACAAAAGTTGTCGGCAACAACTATTTTGGCATCAAGGCTGGGAAGTCATGGGATGGTCCGGTTGTTGGGTCGGCAACCAAGGAAGAAGTCGGCGGCAATCTCGTTTCCACCAATGCCAATTTTCGCTCGTATGATGGCTTCTCCCAAAGCCTGTCTGATTGGTATGGCCGTATTCAAGCCCGGTGGCCGGAAGTCCTCAATGCCAAAAACATTGAGGAAGCGGCAGCGGCACTAAAGGCTGGGCAGAAGGGCGGATATGCCACCGACAGCGACTATGCCGCGAAGGTGGTCAATGTAAGCGCCCGCGCTCCCGATCCTGTTGCCCCCACGCCTGCCTCTATGCCGCAGACCGTTGCCGATGCTCGTACAGGCTCTGCGCTGGATGCCATCAAGTCAATGGTTGGCAGCGATCCGACAAGCGTGCTGAGCGGCTATGGTGGTGGGCAGAGCCTCACTACTGCGCCGATCGATAAGGCCCCCTGGATCAGC